TCAGTAAGCCACAACCAGCAAAACCAGTAAACCAGCAATTTCCTTTCCTTTTAAAGGAAAAGAAAAAAAGAAAATAAATATAGAGCCAATAGAAAAGCCAATAAAAAGCCTGTAAAGGGAACCAGATTTACTGGTTTGCTCGGTTTGCTGGTTTGGAATGTTGCTATGACTGGGTTTGAGGCCGACCAGTAAAAAATAGCTTGCTGGTTGCTGCTGGTTTTTGCTGGTTGTGGAGCCGAAATCCCCCATCTTTCAGCCTAGAAAGGGGCCGATCGCCTTTGTTAGATTTAAATCCGTTGGATGAAATCAAAACAAATCGCGCAGGAAGAATAGAAACATGGCCATCAATCTCGCCCCCGTCCGTCAAGTCGTCGAAATGTTGCGCACAAAAATCCGCAACCAGTGGGACCAAATTGGCATCCTGCAACGAAGCGTCTACGCCTTGACCGACGAACTTGCCCTCGTCCAAGGCCAACTCGCCACCGCCCTCGCCGACGAACCCGCGCAGCTCGCCGAAATCGAAGCGCAAAGAATTCGCGCAACGGATGCCGAAGCTTCGCGGGTCGTTGCTGAACAAGCCCTGACAAACTATCAAGCCACCGCCGAGGCTGAAATCACGGCCCTTGAGCAACAGCTCGCGAGCCTGGTCACTGAAAGCACCGCTGCCTAATTATTTGCGGGGCGTTTGAGCTGTCAGCCTTCAGAAATGCCCCGCAAACTTTGACTAAAAATCTACAAAATCGGCAATCAAAAAAACATGCTCACAGCAATTTTCTACAGCGGCCCGATCGCAGGCCCAGGACCCGCAGCGATCGACTACAACCCCCAGCTCCGCAGCATCCTCGATCGCCTCGTCGAAGTCATCGGCGGCATTGAAGGCCACGAAGCCGCGACGGGTGAACGGCACTCTGAACTCAAGGAAAAACTGACCAACCTCTTTGATGTGGGCAGTGCGATTGCAACCTTAGCGGCTGCGTCCGCCGCCACCCAAGAACAAATCAAAGGCATCATCCAGCAGATTGCAGGGGCAATGCCGGAAGTCGTCACCGCGATCGACGGCTTCAAAAATGCGTCCCTGGATGCAATCACCCTCATGGGAGATTTAATCCAGCGCGAATTTGACCAGACCCAAGCGGCTCTGGCAACCTTGGACGCAACCGTCACCAGTGCAGCGCAACTCAAAACCCGCGCAGTGTTTGAGCAGCGTGAATGGATTGACGCGACGGATAATCCCATGCGAGCTATTGTCCCCATGGGCGCGATCGAAATCTCAGGCTATCCCCTGAACAAGACATCGGCCTTTGTCGTCAACGGCAAAGAGTATGCCTCGGGCGAGCAATATCTCCACGAAGCGACGACGGTGGGCAACACCGCTCTGACCTACGGAGAGAAGACCTTTGAGATTCCTGCGGGCTGCATGTTCCAGGTCTCCTACAAATCGATCGTAGACATCGGCCCGATCACCGTCCTAAATGGCAGCGGTCAACCGATCGTCCCCCCATTCGTAGATCCTTTGGATCAGGTGATTGAAATCCCACCTGAAGTCGCACCCGAGATCGCCGGAAGCTAAAATTTTGCGGGGCATTTTGCACTACAACACCCGCAAAATCCCCCGCAAATAACTCTAAAAAAGGCACCTCTCGGGGTGCCTTTTCGCATCTCTACCAGCCCGCAAAATCCAGCATCTCCTCACTCGCAAAATCAATCGAACTCTCTCCCACCGTCGTAATCCCAGCCCAATCGATCGCCTCATCCCCCGCCGCCATGATGGCCAAGAACAAAGCCCAAGTCCGATCGGCGTGACCATTGGAGTCTCGATCGGCATCAAAGCGCGGCGTGCCCACAGCGGACACAGACTTTTTCAGCTTATGCAAATCGTCCCGCAGTTCTGGCAGCGGCGGAATCCGAAGGCCCCGCGTCTCAAATCGGCGCTTCCCTTCCGTCGCCAAAGCCAACTTATTCGCCGAGCCAAAAATAACCCCCTCCACCATCGACCCATACTTTTTCTGTGCCCGCTCCACCACCATCTCACCCATGCCCGACTGGTCAAAGCAAGCGCGTTCAATCCGGTATCGCCCCCATAACCGAGCGACGATCGCCTCTTGTTCCTCAAACGAAATCCGCCGCTCCACCACCAGCTCCCGCACCCACAAAACATCGCCCACCCGCTCGACGACGATCGCAACCCAAAGGTCATTCCGCCGAGCAATATCCACCCCCAAATAACAGGGATAGCCCGCATATTCAGACGGCTTCCCAGCATCCTGATCCTCACAACTTGCAATCAGCTCAAAGCCAAGCCAAGCCGACGCTTCATCCAACCACTGCAACTCGAATTCTTGCGCCCAGGCATCCTCATCCGCTAAGGCCGATCGCAACTCCACCACATCTCGATCCAAACCCTGCGCCACCGCCTGATGAATATCGACTTGATGCTTTGACCAAGTGCCGTCGTTCGATTGCATCAGGTCATAGAACTTGTTCGCCTTCCCATTGGGTGTGGACGTAATCCGCAGGTCAAACCCGCGCGAGACGATCGGGAACATCGCTTTCCAGATCTCGCGGCTGTCATGGTGAAACGCAAATTCATCTAGGAATACGTTCGCCGAAAACCCGCGAGCCGTATCAGGATTTGCAGGCAGCGCGGTGATGCGTGACCCATTGGGGAGCTGCGCTTCGAGCGCCTTGTATTTGCCCTCCCACTCGTACTCGATCGTCTCGAACGCCGCCTCATAAATCTTGAGATGACGCTTCACCCCTTCATTCAAAGCCTCATAAGCCTGCCGCTCCCCCCGGCTAAGAATGACCCACCGATCGCGACCACCTTGCGACTCTGCAAACAAACAACGCTGCACAATCTCCAGCGTCGTCGTCCAGGTCTTCCCGGTCTGACGCGCGAACATGCCGATTTTGAACCGCGACTGATCACGGAGCCAAGCCCGCTGATAGTCATAGAGTTCGATCGCGGGCTTTGATTTTTTAGAGACCATAGATTGCCGCCGTCACTTGCTTGAGTCGCTCTGGGTCAAGCGATCGTGCCTGCCTCACATCTACCAATTCAATCTCAGGTGCTGTCATATCCAACACCTTAAAAGCCACCTGAGCCACGACGTTTGCGGGAGTATCAGGGCTAGTCAATAAGGTTTCGATCGCGGCCACCGCTTTAATATTCAACGTCCGTAATTGCCGAATCGAATCCTCACGAGATTCACTAATCCGCTTGTCTAGCTCAGCAACAAACGCCGGAGATTTAAGCCAGCGTTGCAGCGTCGTTGTCCCCACTCCGACGCGCTCCACCACAACCACCTGCTTTTCACCCATCGAAAGCATTCCGATCGCCTGCAATTGCAAGGGTTGTAGTCGGGATTTGCTGCGGGTTGTTTTGGGTTGTTTTGGGTTCTTTCTAGCCACTAATCTCCCTCAACGTCGGCACCCGAGACCGATCGTCCCCCCTATCACCGGGGCGCATATAAACCAAACCTGCGACGCTCGCCACCATGCCCGCAATATTGGCAATCTTACCGACCTCCTCCTGTGCCTTGGTCGCATTCCACCCGCATACCGAAAGCATGGTGATCGCGAGGCCGATCGTCAGATACTTCAGATGTTCATGATGGACTCGGAGCCTGTCCTCCTGCTGCTGGTCTCTGGCATCAGCCAGCGAGATCGCCGCCCGGACTTCCTGACCCAGCGACTTAAACCCCTCAGCCATATCAGCCCGAAGTTCAGCCCGCATATCCCCGATCGAATCAATTCGGCTATTCATTTGAATCATGTCTTCACGCTGAAGGTTCAGCTCCTGTTGGATTAGCTCTAGGTCTCGCCGTAGCAAAGCGATCGCCTCAAGCTCAAATCCTTGAGTAGGAGGTTCCTCGCCCCCTAACTGTAATCTTGCCTTGCTCGAAAGCTCAGCTTTGTAACCATCTCCAAAGAAAAGGTCAATTTCCATATCGTTCCCAAAGGTTAGCGGCTCCCGAATTCTCTCACCTAAAAACCAAACACCACTGCCACTGGGCTTGCCTTTCTGGCCATCAACAACCAACCAAGAATCATTCGATTTAATCAACGTTGCCTGCACCCGCGAGCAAGTTTGAACCCCCCGACCAATCTTGTAATCCGTCTCAGAAGACCGTCCAAATGTTACGCAATCTCGACTTGTCAAATCAATTTGTCGGATCTTTAAAAGAGTGCCGTCTTTGAATTCTTTAAGCAATACATTGTCTTCAAGCAACATTGGCTTCTCGCATTAATTTGATGTGTCGATGAATAGAAAAAACTTGCCGTTCTGTCAACCCGAACTCAAGCGCGGTATGACGGCAAGAATAGAGCATCAAATGTTCACGAATTGCCCGATTCCGATCGCGCAATGCTGCTGGGCTATCTCTTCTACAGCTTCGTTTAAGATTGGGAATATCAACCGTTTCACCACCGTATAACTGCTGAAGTTTTTTAGTTAGTTCAACGCCAATCAGTAAATGTAACGAGTTTAGAGTTTGAGAATCTCGCCGTCCGATCGGCACATAAAGGCGGGTTCCTCCGTATTTTCCCGCAAGCTTTTCAAGCGGTTCTTGCCCTATTAAGTCCTGTAGAAACATGGCTTTTTTGTGAGTTGAATTGAGGGCTTTTTGTCTTATCTAAAATCTTAATATTTAATTAATCTTTTGAGTGTAGAGATTTGATTAAATTCCTTCAGCCTAGAAACATTTTATACTAGCAATTACTGTGTCAATGCTGATGCAGGGCACGATCGTATGACAAGACTCGTAGAAATATTTCGTCAGGGAACGCACATTGATAGTGCGGGTGTGTCCCGTGAATTTACGGATGAGGCATTGCAGCAGATCCAATCGTCCTACAATCCCGAAAAACATTCCGCCCCATTCCTGGTCAATCACGACGAATCCAAACCCAATCGGGGTCTTGTCGATCGGTTGGTCAAGATTGGTCAATCCCTCTACGCCGCTGCAAAAAACGTAGACACAGAATTCCAGGCACAGATTAACGATCGTCGCCTCCCAGCCCTATCCGCCGCTCTCTATGCCCCCAATGACCCCCGCAATCCCAATCCGGGAAAGTGGGGCCTTCGCCATGTCGCAGCGGTGCAAATCCCAGCGGTCAAGGGCATGGCTCCGCCTCAGTTTGCGGATGGAGGCGAGCTGCTCGCGATCGAATTCGCGGAGCTGACCGTTCGCGATGAAGAAGCGCCAACGATCGAAGTCGAAGCGGAAGCGATCGACGAACCACTAGAACAAAAGGAACCACCCATGACTGAAGAAGAATTGAAAGCCCTTAGAAAAATGCTGGACGAACGATCGGCGGAGCTAGACAAAAAATCCGCCGTCCTGGACGCAGCAGACTTCAACAACTTCGCCGAGGGCTTGCTCAAGGAAGGCCGGGTCTTTGATGCCAAACTCGCAGCAGCGATCGCCGTCACGCTTCCCAGTGAAGCCGACAGTACGATCGCCTTCGGGGAAAAGGGCGACCCATTGCAAAGCCGATCGGCCTTCAAAAAGTTCCTAGAAGCTTTGCCCAAAACGGTCGAGTTTGGGGAGCTGACAGCGGGCGCGGCTCCGGCGAAGTATGACGCCAATGCGATCGCCACAGCCGCCCGTGATTACAAATCTGAGCAGGAATCCAAGGGCAATTCCATCAGCTTCTCTGAAGCGGTGGCCCATGTAGAAAAAGGAGTGAAATAACCATGACTCAAGCGACAAATACGATCGTTCCGGTCCAGGCCGGATCACAAACGATCGACCCCTACCGAATTGTCCAAACGCAAACGGGTGTAACAGGTGGGCTAAACACAGTTGAACGAGGCACCGGCGCAACGAGCGGCTTAACCACGTCCTTTGCACTAATTGGGGTCACTGGGGAACTTGGCATTGATGCCTCGACCGTTGGAGATATGACCGTTGCCGGAATTGGCTATGTCAAAACAAATCAAGCTGGACTCCAGATTGGTGCCCCCATCACCTCAGATGCGATCGGCCAAGGCGTCGCTGCCATCACAACCGGAAACCGTTACGTCGGCTTTTTGCTAGAGCAAACCAACGTCGTCGGCCAAATCTGCAAAATCCTAGTTAGCCCCGGAATCCTATAAACCATGCCTAAACAACCCTTTGTGGTATCGCCGCAGCTAACCGCCGTTGCGATCGCCTACCAAAATCAAAAACTAATTGCAGACTCAATCCTGCCTCCCACTCCGGTTCCATCCTCGGAATTTAAGTGGACCCTGTATCCACCCGAAGAAGCCTTCACCGTTCCCGATACGCGAGTATCCCGTCGCGGCTCCGTCAATCAAATCAGCTTCACAGCCCTGGAACAAACCAGCTCAGTGGACTCCTACGGCCTCGAAGACCCAATCCCCTACTCAGACATCCTGAAGGCGGAAGACGGAAGACGAGCGGGCATTAATAACTACAATCCCCAGGCCCATTCGGTCGAGTATCTGAGCAAATTGCTGGACCTCGATCGGGAAATCCGAGTTGCGGGTGCGGTCAATAACATCGCCGCCTACGCCACCAATCGCCGGGTCACATTGGCCGGGACATCCCAGTACAGCGACTACGCCAACAGCAACCCGCTATCGGACTTGCTGAACCGATTGGATGTGCCGTTAGTCCGTCCTAACGTCCTATGGATGGGCCAAGACGGTTGGCGGATCATCCGTCAGCATCCGCGCATTGTGGAGGCTGTCAAAAGTACTGGAGCGGGTCTCGGGGCACAGGGCACGATCGTTCGTCAAGCGCTTGCTGAACTCCTAGAGATTGATGAAGTGTTGGTCGGCGAAGGTTGGGTCAATACTGCCAAGCGCGGACTTCCAGCCACCATGAACCGTGTCTGGGGTAAAAACGTCGGCATGATTTACCGTGACAAACTCGCAGGCCCGCAAACAGGTCTAACCTTTGGCTTTACGGCCATGTGGAAGGGCAAGTTTGCAGGCACGATCGAAGACCCAAATATCGGTCTCGAAGGCGGGGTGATCAACCGCGTCGGAATGAACTGCAAAGAGGTCATCTGTGCCCCTGATGCAGCCTTCTTCATTCAAAATGCATTCGCGTAATTTACTAGGAACCAATCATGACTGATGCCGCTAAGACACCCGCTAAAGAAGCTGCTCCCGTAGCCGCTAAAGAAGCTGCTCCCGTAGCCGCTAAAGTGGAACTCAAAAGTTTCAAATGCCGGAACCCGATTGAACACAACGGGAAATCCTACGCAACAGGTTCGCTCATCAAACTCGACCCTGAAACGGCTCAGAATCTTCTGAGACTAGGGGCGATCGTAGACCCTACTCCCAAGCCTGAGGAGTAATTCATGTACGTCACTCAAGCTGATTTGATTCGGTTGTTCGGGCTGTCTGAGATTGAGAGTTTGTCTCAGCTCGACTATCCCGGCAACGGCACGATCGACACAGTGCGAGTGGATGCAGCCTGCGAATACGCAACTCAGGAAATTGATTGTTTTTTGACGTTGCGTTATGCATTGCCGATCGCGTCGGTGCCTTTAGTTCTCACCAACAAGGCTGCCGACATTGCCCGATACCAGCTCGAACACAATGACCCTCGCGAGGACGTGCGGAAACGCTACGAAGATGCGATCGTCTGGCTCAAGTTGGTGGCGTCGGGAAAGATTGGTTTAGGGCTAGATAGTGGCGGGGCTGAGATTGAATCTGAGACTCCCACCTACTCGGTGGCAGCGCTGCATCCTAGCCCTGTGTTCACGGACCTGTCACTCTCGGGGTACTGATGATTCAGCAGGTGGAGCAGCTCCTAATCGATCGGCTAAAGGCAACCCCCAACCTTGGCAACCTCGTTCACGTCCTGGGCTTTCCCGGCAAACCGAACGACGACGCGGCGAGAATTCGGGGGAGCGCTGCAATCCTCGTTAAGTTTGGGCGAATGAAGCTCGAACCCGAGGGCGGCAATGGGTATCAGACCGTGCAATATGGCTCCCTGGATTTCGAGTTTCGGCTCTTGGTCAAGGATTTACGATCGCACGTCGGAGCCTACGACCTCATCGAAATCATCGTCGATCGCATCTCTCGCTATCAGCCGCCCAATCTCCCACCGTGGGGCTTTGGGGTATCTGGTTTCCAGGTGAGCGAGGCGGTGTTAATCGATCGGGGTGAGGCGATTTGGGATTGGGGAATGACGGCAAAAATTGATTTGATTTATCACAAGGAATAGAAATTATGAGCGGAATTGCGATCGGTTTTGGGGATGCAGGTGTGCGATCGACGTCGATCGCGGGCGGTCCCGGCAATCAAAAATTATTCAGATATCCCATCTTCGGATTTGACCTAGACCAATCATCCAAGAATGAAGAAGTCTTGGCGTATAACGCAGGCATCCACCAGGTCGAAGACATCCTCGACGGTGCCACCACCACCACCCTTAAGCTATCCACGGAAGTGGTCAACTGGGGCATGATGGGCCTAGCTCAAAACCAAATCGAGCGGACCTTAACGAACTTCAGCCTGCCCCGACTCAAGCGGGCAACGGTGCCACTGACCGCGCCCTACGAAATCGTAGACATAGAACTCACTGCTGCTGCTACAGCCAAGACCTTGGTAAGCGTCGATCGCTATGGATCATGGGGCCAAACCGGAACCCTCGCGATCTCGGCTACGGCACCTGCCGCCCGATCGGTGCAGATCAACGTAGTAGCCACTAAGCTCGTCTTCAACGCGGCTCAAGCGGGCGCACCCGTCACCTACATCACAGACCAGATTATCCCGGCTGCAAACGTCTATGGCGGGCCTGGACAGTCGGCGCAGATCGGCGAGATGGAATTCTGTGGAACGATGTACGACAACTCAATTGACCCCAGCAAAGGCCAGTTTCTGTGGATTCCCCGTATCAAACGATTCACCGCGCCAAAGCTGAACTTTGCAGGCGGTAAGCCCAAGATTGAGACCGAGTTCCGGTGCTTATCCGTCCCCGGCTGGACTAATCCGTTTTTGCAAGTTGACCTACATTCGATCGCCTAATGAAGTGGATTGAACTAGACCTAGACACCTACACTTTCGAGGGCGTAGACGGGGAGATTCACACCTTTCCCGGCTGCTCCCTTGTCGGTTTTTTCGAGTTTGAAAACCGCCTCATCGAGCTGCAAAGTTTTTTGTTGGCGGCCTCTGATGTGATGCCTGTGCAATCGCTTTACCAATCGGATAGGCGATTTAGATGGACGATCGACCGATGCCTAAAACTGAATGGAATCGACCCGTCCTGGTGCAACTGGCAGATTGTTGAACAGATGCTATTTAGTCCTGGACTCTTACGGGAAGTGAACAGTCCTAAGTCGTCGGGTTCTACGCCTGGGGTGTCCAGCCCCACGCTGGCCGAATTGATTGCGGGGATTGCTCTTTCTACTGGGAGTTTGACGGAGGCGATCGAACTGGCAAAGTCCCAGCCGTTGAATGCTTTGGTCGATATTATTGAAGCCCAGACTAAGGCCCAATTGCCTCCTGAGGAACAGCATCAAAGGGGCTTTGAGGAATGGATGGAGAATGCGAGGAATGAAGCCTTTGGGGTGCAGTAATGGCGGGACGGCAGATTACTTTAGGGCTACTGATATCGGCGACGGGTGGTTCTAGGACGATCGCTGAACTGTTGGCATTGCAGGCAGCGGCGCGGCGGATTGCTGATGAAGCGCCGGGTATTTTGCAAGTGTCGAATGCGCTGGGAATAACAGGGCAAGCGGCCCGCCAACTCTCTCAAGACACTGGCCTCTCTAGCGCCTCACTCGGAGCCGCTGCCACACGATATCGAGAGCTTGCATCTGCTGGGGCAACACTGGCTGAGCGACAAGTTGTTTTGGGGTTGGAGCTTGGCGTAACGTCGGAACAATTCGATCGAATCTCTCAATCAGCCCTAGCATCAAGAGCAGCCATCTCAGGGATTGCGGCGGTAGCAGGTGGAGTGGCCGCAGGCATTGGGGCGATCGGAAATAAAGCGTCCTTAGAGTTCAGTAAATTTGATGCCCAGCTCCGACAGTTCGGGGTCATTGGGGAGGCATCTGCTCCCCAGGTCGCGGCATTGCGATCGGAGGTCGAACGACTAGGAACCTCAACCCAAAAGACCCCGACTGAAATTGCAGCGCTGTCGATCGAATTGACTAAGGCGGGCTTCTCCGCCGACGCAGCAAAGACAGCCCTTGGGGGAATCGTTCTGAGTTCCCAGGCGACGGGTGAGGGACTAGCCCGGACGGGTGAGGTGATCGGGAATGTGATCAACCAATTCGGATTGAAGGCCAAAGACACCGCCAACATCGCTGACCTCCTCACCACCATCTCGAACAAAACGGCATCCGGTACCAATGACCTCGGCGAGGCATTATCCTACGTCGGCACCGAGGCCAAAGGGTCTAACCAATCGCTCAAGGATACGCTGCTCAGTCTCGGTCTACTGGCTGATGCGGGCATTAAGGGTAGTAGCGCTGGTACGGGACTCGCTGAGGCCCTGAAGCGGCTTAAATTGGCCTCGGCTAATGCGAGCACTGAGCTGGACGATCTTAAATCCAAGGGCAGCAAAACAGCCGTCGCAGCTTTTAAGACGATCGAAGCGGGCGTCCGAGACGCGAACGGGCAACTGAAGCCCATGCCTGAGATTCTCAAGACTTTAAAGGTGGGGTTGGGTTCGGTCCAAAATCAGGCGGATAAAGACCTAATTGGGAACGCTTTATTCGGTGTCCAGGGCGGGCGCGTGATGAACGTTTTGCTGGCGGCCAGTGCGGAAAAAGTTAAGACCTTATCGGGAGAATTAGATAGAAGTGCAGGCGCTTCCAAAAAAGCAGGGGACGCACTGTCTCAAGGCCCAGCGGCGGGCCTCAAACAACTAGAGGCCACCACCAGCGTCGCCCTGGTCAAGGTCGGGGAACTGCTTCAAGGCCCGTTCTCGCTGCTCATCGGCGTGTCTCAGAACTTTGTGTCAACCTTTGTCAAACTGCCTGGGCCAATACAAGCGGCGATCGTGGCGACGGCGGGCTTTGCGGCAATCCTAGCAGCGGCGACGGCGGCATTGGCAGCCTACAAACTGTCCCAAGGTCAACTGATTTTGGAGCAGGCGATCGCCGCTGCGGGCATGATTGCCAAGACAGGTGCAACGGTCGCATCAACCGCAGCAACGATCGCTCTCAGTGGGGCAGAGCGAGCCGCAGCTATTTCAGGGGCAATCAGTAATATCCAAATCAATGCTGGGACGATCGCGTTAGTCGCCCAGTCAGTCGCGGCGAAAGCGACCGCATTGGCGACGACGGTGATGGCTGCTGCGAGTGGAGCGGCTGCGGCGGTGATGTCAGGCTCTTTCGTCCCGGCGATGCTTGCAGCGGTCGCAGCGGCGGGGCCGTTGCTATTGACAGTAGGGTTAGCCGTAGGAGCTATTGCCGCATTGAGTGCAGCATTCTCCCGATCGCCCGGTGCTGTGTTCGGGGCAACGGTTGAGGACAATACCAACAAACTTAAAAAGCTACGAGAGGAAGGCGATAAACCGATCGTCGTCAAGGCCGATGCCGCGCAGGTTAACAACCTCGGCGATTCAATTCAGCGCGCCCTGAAACTGATGGGGGAGAAGGGTCCAATTCTGGGACTCCAAGAAGCCTTTGCCGGGGTGACAAATGCCGCCAAGGAGTATGGCGATCAGGGCACGTTTATTACCAGTGCCCAACGCGGGAATCAGATTGCAATGGAAGCCCTTGCAACTCAGGCCCAAGAGACGGGCGCGATCGTAGACCAGTCCCGCGACATCATGAAAAAGTTCGGCGTTGAGATGCTGGACTCCAAAGATAAAGCCCGTCTCGGGGCCAGTGGCATCAAAGATTTTACCGCCGCATCTGAGAAGCAAATCAAGACGATCGAAGACTCGATCGCAATCCTAGAAGACCAGAAAAAAGCGGCGACAACAAATAGTCAGAGAGAGGTAATCCAGACCCAGATTGCTCTATTTGAAAGCTCCAAAGCTTCGCTTCAGAAAAGGGCTGTTGCACTCACTGGAGACAGTGAAGCCCTTAAGACAAACACCGACAAAACCAAGGAGGCCGCACAGGCTCAAGCCGAGTTAGACACTGCCATCAAGAAGATTAACGAAGCGGCTACCAAGCGTGAAAAAGGAACCAAAACAGAAGACGAAGCCTTCGCCGCAATTCAGGCCGCACAGTCAGAATTAAAAACGCTTAAGCTCAATTCTGAACAACGTGTTTCACTCAATAGAGAATCTAGCGAGGCGATTACTAAAATCCGTAAAACGGAAATCAAAGAAATTAAAGAGGCCCTAGCCGATGGGACTGTAAACGAAAAGGAAGCGATCGATCGTTTGCAATCAGTGCGATCGAAAAGTGGCACTGAGACCGCCGTTGCCAAAGCTGCCGCGTCGGAAATTATTGCCATTCGTAAAAGCACAGTCGATGCAGAAATTGCCACCATTCAGGCGGGCATTGCGGAAATTGATGCCCAAAAATCAGCGGGCAAAATCACCGAGGTCAAAGCTGAAAAGGACACCACTGTATTGAAGCAACAAGAGATTCAAAAACGAATTGACTTAGCCCGCGAGGAGGTTGAGTTAACCAGTGGAAACGATCGGACCAAAGCCCTAGCCAATGTCAAAAAACTGTCGGCTGAACTCGAAAAAGAAAAAGCCGAATCAATCAAGCGCGTCAAAGCTTTGGAGCAAAAGGAACGCGATGAAAAACTCGCCCTAGAGCTGGCCCAAATCAAAGCCCAAATTGCCCAAGTCGAAGCCGCCAAAGCGAGCGGACGAATCGACGACGTAGAAGCTGAGAAGGAACTCAGTGCCTTAAAAATTAAAGAGCTGGAAAAGCAGGCCAAAGCCGCCGAAGAGCGGGCCAATGCTGAGAGCGATCCAAAGGTGCGGGAGAAACTGAAGGCTGAAGCCGATCGCCTCAATGCTGAAGTTGAGAAAGCCGCTGCTGAATCCGTCGCCCGTATTTTGGCCATCAAACTCAAGGCAGTCGAGGAGGAAAATGCGAAGGCACTCGCCTTGGTCAAGCTCTCGGAGCAGGAACGCAATAACGAAATCCTTCGCGGTCTCAACACCCAAACCACCAATCAAGAACAGGCCCAAAAAGCCAAGCTCGATACCCAACGATCGACCCTAGAACAGGAACTCGAAGCCGCTCAAAACAATCAAAAGAAACTCGAAGAACTCGAAGGCGAAATCACTAATCCAAAAGCCCGTGAGGAATACGAAAAGCGGAAGCTTGATGCTGCAACCAAGACCGCTGGGGCGATCGGAAAACTTCTGGAAAATGAAGCCCAACAGATTGAATTCCAGCGTCAACAGACCATTCGCATCATCGAACAAGAACAAGATGCCCGGTCCAAAGCGATCGACCTGCAAATTGCTCAGGCGAATAAACTTGCCGCTGTTCGTAATGCCAGTGCGACGACGGCTGAGCTAGCTTCTCAAAGGGAAATCGCTGCGATCGATTCCGCCAACCGTGCCCTGCAAACCCAAGGCAAAATCCTTGAGGCCCGATCGCGACTGGAGAAAGCCCGCCTAGATGCGGCATTGTTCCTAGCTGAGAAGTCTGGCAATCCCGAGGAAGCCGCTGCGGTCAAAGCCGCTCAATTTGCCGCAGAGCAGACCGCTCAGCAAGCCTCACTTGCCCAACAAATCAAAGCCGAAGACTTCGCCAATCGTCGCGCCATCATTGAGGCCAAAATCAATGAACTCAAAGCAAAGCAGGCCGTCCTCACCGCCCAACAAGCCGTCGCCGAAGCAAACCTCACCGCCGCCAAAGCAAAGGGCGAGGCGGATGCAGCATTGGCCAAAGCAAACACCTTGGCTCCAGGTGCGGCCAAAGACAAAGCTGTCGCGGACGCCAAGCAACAACAAGCGCTGGCATCTGAGCAAGGCGCAGCTCAGAAGGCAAATGCTGGGGCAGGTTTAGAGGTTGCAAAGCAGGGCGCGCAGCTCGCCGGGGAAGCCGTCAAGGAAGCCACCCAAAACGCCGCAGCCTCCAAAGAGTCTCAGGCATTGCAGCAACAGGCCCTCAACCTCGAACAGCAGACCGCAAAGGCCCGCTTTGAATCTGAACAGTCGATCGCCCGTCAGAACGCTTTGCTGGGGCAGCAGCAGGCCACTCAGAACGCGATCGCAGGCGATGCCGAACGAACCAACGCCGCTCGGGGTGGAACAGGTTCAGGCGGCACACCACTACCAGGGCGAAGAGACGGCGGTTCGGTGTCCGCTGGTACAGCCTATCTAGTGGGTGAGCGTGAACCTGAGGTCTTCATCCCCGGCGTCAGTGGGACCATCCTGAACCAAGCCCAAATCACCCGGAACCTAAGTGCCCTGCAAGCCGCTCAATCGATCGGCGGTATGGGCACCCCAACGATCGCCGTGTCCCAAAATTCAACCGTGACCATGGGCCAATCCGCGATCGTTCAAGAGTTGCAGGCATTGCGAAAACTGGTGGGCGATCGTCAACCTGTTTCGACCATGAATGCAACCTTTGAGGCTCCTGATTCAGGGAGCTTTGACCAGTTTGCTAAGCTGCAACGATCGTTGTTGAGGAATAAATTATGAGCTTCATTCATTGGAAAGGCACAACCGCGACGAACCCCTATCCGATCGCCGTCAAACACATCATCCTCGCCCATCCCCTATCGCCCGATGCGTTGATATTGTCGGAGTTTCAAAGTGACCCATACAACCGATCGCGCGTCGGGTTCCCAGCCTCTGATGGTCGCTCCAGATCGGGCGGCATTCGGGTGAAGGGAGAGCGCTACACGGCCCCGCCCCAGTGGGACTTTAATCTAATGGCGAAGACACCGCAGCTTGGATTGTTTGAAGCATTGCTAGACATGCAATCAACATCGCCCATCCCAATTACCTTTACTGATAACTTTGCAAACAGTGGACTGCATACGGTATGGGTGGATGTGGATCAGCAATATGCTTCTCCGGCGACGACGATCGACCTGTGGAAATTACAATTCAAACTGAGTAAAGAACTATGAGCGATGCGTTTGGACCGAGAACAAAAATTATCAACACCATCCGCGTGACTCAGCAGCAGGCACAAGGCAAAGCCATAACCGATCGTCACTCCTGTTGTGCTGGGCAACTAGGAGCCTATTCAGACCGTGATGCTTTGACGGGCGATCGGTTATTCACCATGCCAGACGGCGGCCAAATCCGACAGAACTGGATTAGTAATTCAAAGCCTGCTACCCTCCCGCCATTGACCATTCCCAGTGGGACGATCGGCTTACCCGGATACTCTAGCCAAAAACCGCGATGAGATTAAACTACCGAATTCCTGAGTATGAATTTAAAGTTGGGACGTTTGACGCCTCGGATTTTTTGAATAGTTTTAGTTTGAATTGTGGTCCCTTGGAAATCAATGCGCCCGCTCTGTGGAGTGGGGATTTTGAATTGGATTACAACCGGATTGCCATGCGATCGGGCCTGACTGAAAATGACTTCGACCCACTGTATACCCCTGCAAGGTGGAGACCTGGACAGGCTGTGGTACAGATTAAAATCAACACCTACCCACTGCCACCGCTGCGAATAGAGAACTATGTCTACGATGCCAAGACCCGAACCGGACGCGGACGATTGGTGCAGTTGCTGGCGTTGCTCTCGGGCGATCGGCCAGCGGCGGAACCTGAGGTAATCATTCCCGGTGATGGACTTTCCCTGAATCGCGCCATTGAGGAGCTGCTCAAGTCAGCCTATAACTTGGCCAATCTCACCCCCACATTAGCCATCTCAAACACAGCTATCACAGGCGTAATCCAAGCGCCACTCACCACCCGAGACCCGATCGCCGATGCTCAAAAATTAGCGGGTGTGAATTGGCAATGGTTGACCGTCACGCCCACCGAATCGACGACGGTGTTTAGTGGGAAGCCCAGCGATCATGGGGTGTTGTTTAGCCGATCGCTGGGGCAGATTGAATGGGAACCGGACCTGGACGCAATCCATTTCGCAGCGCCCAAGGTTATTGTCACGGGAAGCCGTCAGGTCTTGGATGATATTCCCGCCTGCCCCAATGACCCAAACCCAGCGGCGGATAGTAAGGGCCGCCCCAAGCGCGTCACCACCGAACAGTACGAACCGACTGGGAAAGTGTTGCCAAGTCTTGGGACTTCAACAACGCCCATTCTATCCATGCGAAAAACGATTCAGTATGGCTATAACAAGGCTGATACGGGAATTAGTACGATCGGCTGGTCACTGCCCTTTGACGTGGGTGCAGACCTCAATACAGCCACGTTTATGAACTGTAAAGACTTCGACGCGAACACGCCCATTAAAACGCTGACGGTGATTGAGGAACCGATCGGTAAAGTGTTTCCAAAATTGGGGACGAGTACCACCCCGATCGTCTCCAAGGTCATCGTCGAGACGCCGTTTCGACGGGTGGAATATGTGCCGCTGGGTGTGGCCATCCCAAAACTTGCTCCAGACCAAACCCTCGTCGCATCACCTCGCGAAAATCTGACCACACAGCGCGTGAGTCAACGGCCTGACCATGGGGGCGATCGGGACCCCACCACAGGAAAGCCAACCTGTTTTGAAGCAGCTCCCGAACTTGAGGACGCGCAGCCTGTAGCGCAAAAGCCGTTGAAAACCGAGGTTGTGAAGGGGGAGGCGATCGTCGTCACCCCCAACTGGACCCCGCTCATTCCTCGTCCCCTAATTGAGGAGGTGGGCTTTATTCCAACGCCGGGACATGCGACCAATCTCGCGCAGCAGATTGCATTAAGGGAGCAGCGCAGACGTAGCGCTGTCCAGGTCGGTATGCCTATTCCCGTTGAATGGCTTCAGGCTAGTTGTCCGGTGGCATTTAGGGTACTTTGTCATGATGGTGAGTTTTGGGGTGAGGGTCCGATCGTGGCTTTTTCTGATGGGTTTGCAGAATTCTCCTTCAGTGGGGGACGCATGGGGACATTGGCCGCTCCGGTGGCCGAGCCAGTGCCCTACCCGGCTTTTACCTATGGCTCACCTGGAATAACCGTTCCGCCAACGATCGCCGGGTTCGTTGGCGTTCCTGTTAACATTCCGATCGTTGTTGGAGGTGGCCCGTGAGTTTAGGGAATTGGACTTATTCCATGAATCCGATAGTCCCTGGGTTGAACATCATTGCTGACCCGGTTGACGATCGCCTTGCGCAAATTGTGGGCGTTCCCACTGGGGCCTATTCTGGCCCAGTGACGATCGCGGCGACGGATGGGACGGTGGTGGTGAGTCGGGTTGTGACGGTGACGATCGGGACGCCGATCACGACCTCAATTGCATCTCTAGAATTTAGTTTTGAATGGTTGCCTGCGATTCAGTTTTCATTCAATCCAATAGACGTAGACTCGTTGCGACTGTCGTTGCTGTTTGAGTTTAAAGAGATGGTCCCGATCGTCTCTAATTTCACCCCAACGATCGTGTTTACATTTGACCCGATCGTTCCGGTGGTCCCACCTATTCTGGTTTTTGAGCCAGAGATTGAGTTTACTTTTACCCCGACTCTACCCATCAATAATGGAAGCTGAATTATGAGTGTGACTGGACAAGCTAGCCCGAGTTTGCTGAAAAACATTTTAGACAATGGCATCTCATCAACTGCGGTTTCAGGGCAATTGATTTTGATTGAACCGGGACTGCGAACGATCGCGGTCAATGCCGTGAGCGCGGCAAACAATACCGTGACAATGGACGGGGGAATTAATCATTTCCCAGTCGGTTCAAAGGTCAGGATTAGCGCGGGCGTGGGTGGAATATTGCCGACGCCCTTGGTGGCGACGCAGGATTATTTTGTGATTCTTGGCAACAGCAATGGCGAGATTGGATTGTGTTTGACGTTGGCAGATGCGATCGCTTCAGACAATTACAACTCTTACTCCGTGAATATCACAGACGGTGGGGCGTTGCCGCTGAATATTTTGGAACAGCCATTGGATCGAAATACCCCGATCGCCCAGCTTGTCCAACATGAAATAAAGCCCGCTAATGTCTCTGGCTATGAACGTAAACCCATTCAATTTAGCGCCGGGGCAGTGGGAACAAACAAGGCCAACAAACCACCTGTGCTGGGGATGTGGACGATCGGTTCTACGGCCTTGGACTATTCGGCGTGGGCAATCATCTGGGATGCTGTGTCTATTCCGGGCGATATGGGTGGGACGGGGTTTGTTTATGCCAGTGATGGGGTGACGCGGACGATCGCGGCGAATGATACGGGCGGGGTGACGGTGAATGTTTCGCTATTGAATTAAGCATTGAATTGAGCCATGAACTTACATTTTTCAATCTGTTACTGGGCAGGTGATTGGCAAGGCGTCCCGAGGCTTTATAAAGAGATTCGGGAGCGGTTCCCGTTGGCCACGATCGCCTTTGTCCCCGATGGCATCACGCCCTTGAATTTAATGGGTGTTCCCCGTAATAAACGGCTCAAACCGATCGACGGCGGCGCATGGTTAGAGCGGATTCTTCGCAGTTGCCCCCAGGACTGTGACTTATTTTTCAAGGTCGAGCCTGATATCACGTTCCAACGGACGCCGATTTATTGGCCCGATGGCGACTGGTTTGGCCATTGGTCTAAGCCTGTGGGGGCGGTGCGTCCGTTGCTGCGGGGTGGTTTTTGGGGTTTGAATCCCGTCGCCGTCGAGCGGATTTTGCATTCGTGGCTATTGCAGGATGAGTTGTATCTGAGCGATCGGTTTAAGTACGATCGCTATGGGCGTTTTCTACTACCCGGTGAGGAGCCTGGAGACCCGGTTTATCACTGCGATAGCATCATGGCGGCGGTGTGCGATCGGGTGGGCATTGAGCCAACGAACTGGGGCGAGATTTATCTCAACTTTCGGGAGCCGTCGCCCCAGGACGCGGACCGATTTGCGATCGTCACGAAGCCTTCAGCCTAGAAGTTTACGATCGCAGTCGGTACGGTGTGGTGGTTTGGTTTTGGTGATTGACCTTGGACCGCCCTACCTTTGACGAAATTGCATCTATAGCTGATGGCCGTGATATTACGCGGCCTTGGATTGCGCCGCTATTGGCAAGCCAAGATGAGATTTTGGAGAGCAAAGGTGGTGGCGATTTACTCGTGTATGAGCAGCTTTTGACGGATACCCAGATTGAGAGCGGGTATCAGCAGAGATTTAGTGCGTTGATTGGCTGTGAGAATGAGGTGGTGGCAGGCGGCACGAAGCGCCTGGACATTAAGGCGGCGGATTTTGTCCGTGAGCAACTTTCTGGGATTAACTGGGACGACATTACGGAGAAGCAGCTTTACGCCACTCACTACGGCTATGGCGTGGCGGAATGTCTGTGGATGAGGGATGGGGCGAATGTGATGCTCGACGACACTCGTGATGGCATCAGAGTGCGGAATCGTCGGCGGTTTAAGTTTGCGCCCGATCGGTCCCTCAGACTCATTGTGTGGGGCGATATGTTTCAGGGTGAGACGATGCCCGATCGAAAGTTTTGGACGCTGCGATCGGGCGGGGATAATCATGATGAACCCTACGGTCGCGGGCTAGGTCACAACCTCTACTGGCCCGTTTTCTTCAAACGCAATGACATGAAGTTTTGGCTGCGGTTTTTGGAGAAGTTTAGTCAGCCCACGGTCAAGGTGGAGTATCCGTCGGGGATGCCAAAAGACCAACAGGATGAGCTGTTGCAGTCGGCCTATCGGATGGCTTCGGCTTCGGCATTGAAGGTGCCCCAAGGGACGGTGATTGATTTTCTGGAGGCAGGCAGGTCTGGAACTGCGGACTATGTGAAGCTCTGGGAGCTGATGGATGCGGCGATTTCTAAGACCATCCTGAGCCAGACGATGACGACGGATAGCGGGTCGTCACTGTCCCAAGCGCAGGTGCATGAGGGCGTTGCGTCGCGGCTATTGAAGCGGGATGCGGATTTGATTTGCGCTTCGTTTAATCGCAGTGTGATCCGGTGGTTAGTGGATTGGAATTATCCCGGTGCGGCTTATCCCAAGGTGTGGAGAAAAATTGATCCGGCTGCTGATTTGAAGGGGATGGCCGACCGAGATAAGGTGCTGTTCGATATGGGCTATGCGCCAAATATTGAGTACGTGGTTGAGACCTATGGTGAGGGATTCCGACCTGCTGAGAAGGGTGAGGCAAGTCCGATCGCGCTCAATGGGGCACAGGTCACGGCGCTGACGGATGTGATTAGTCAGGCGATTAATGATGGCTGGATTCCCGAGCTTGCTGTGGCGACGATTCAGGCGAGCTTCCCAACGATCGGGGTTGAACTCATCCAGGCGATCGCGGAGCAGCTCCAAGCGCAGGCGGACAAGACAACCATTCAGCCTGAGTCGAGTGATACTCCGATCGTCCCGGCTGATCAGCCTGCTCCGGTGAGTGCGGAATTTGCGGAAAAAGAACCGGACACGGTAGACCTCTACACCGATCGGCTCCGCACCACAGCGGGCAAAGAGGTTGACGGCTGGGTTGACCAAATCTCGGGGCTACTGGATACAGCAGGAGACCTGAATACTTTTAGCGAGACCCTGCTGACGCTGTACCCCGACTTGAAGGGCGATCGGTTGCGAGACATTATGGGCGATGCAGTCCTGGCCGCGAGCATTGCGGGGAGCTTAGAAGGCGATGCCTAGTTATCCCTGGCAGCAGCTCCCGTTCCAAGAGGCGATCGATTACTTTGCCACTAAGCAGAATATCGATACGGATTCGTGGCGGGATTTGCAGGGCTTGGACTATGACGTTGCCTTTGCGGTGGCCGGGGCTAAAGGCGCGCTGTTGCAGGATATGCGTGAGGCGGTGGAGAAGGCGATTACGGAAGGGACGACGCTGCAAGAGTTTCGCAAGGATTTCGATCGCATTGTGCAGACTCGTGGGTGGAGTTACCAGGGCGATCGGGATTGGAGAACCAACACCATTTACAACACCAATCTCCGCACCGCCTACGCGGGGGGACGGTGGGAACAGATTCAGCAAACCAAGGCCAAGCGACCCTACCTACAGTGGCGACATGGAGGCAGCGGGGATCCAAGACCGTTACATATTGCCCTCGATCGTAAAGTATTTAGCCTGGATGATCCGTTCTGGCAGACCATGGGCAATCCACCGATCGGGCATGGGTGCAGGTGTTCCGTTTTTGCGTTGAACGATCGGGACCTGGAGCGATTGAAGCTGAAAGTGAAAGATGCGCCGAAGTTGGGGAGTGAGTATGGTGGGATTCCGGTGGAGCCTGATCCGGGTTGGGGTGGTGGCCATGGACGGAGTAATCCTGAGCAGCGACGTAAGCTCTTGGTCAGCATTACCCAACGACTTCAGCCCGCCTTAGCCGTCGCCGTCGAGCAAGAGGCGAGGTTTGCGTCACTTAGATTTAGTCAGGACTTTGGGGCAGTTGAAAAGGCCCAGATGCAGGCGATTCGCGATCGTGTGGCTAGCGGTGCAACGTCGCCAGATTTGCCCCGATCCGATGGGTTGTACAGTGTGATTGATGAAATTGGCACGGCTCGGCCTGAGCTATTTCGTGGGGTTGTTGATGGGCTAGGAGACTTGCAAGCGATGGCGATCGTGACCAATACGAATGATGCTTTAGTTTTGAATCACTTGGTTTCAGCCCCATGGAATCTACGTGGAATGGCCATGACAGGTCAGCAGCTAAAAGGGGCAGGAAGTCGTCTAATTGCTGATGTCGTGAGGGAAAGCATCGAGTTAGGATATGAGGGCAGAATCCGTTTGAGTCCTAGCCCTGAGGTCGTTGGTTTTTATCAGAAGCTTGGGTTCATAGGTGAGGGCGATCGGATGGTTCTGCGACCGGATGCTGCAAAAAAACTGATGGAGAGATTCCCATGACCCCAGAACAAAAAGAACTACAAAAAGCGATCGAAGCACTGGACGAGATCGGCGTGATTTGCACCGATGGTTCAAGTGCAGCGGACATCATTGCAAACGGCCAAGCGCCAACCCCAAAAGTCAAACCAGAGCCGAAACCCGCCTAAAAGTTTGCGGGGCATTTTGCACCGTCAACCCTCAAAATGCCCCGCAAACTTTGGAGTAATCATGGCCCAAATCATCGTTGAAGATACTCAACTCCAAAGTGCGATCGATGCCCTGGTCACTCGTATGGGGGATCTGCGTCAACCGATGGCGGATATCGGGGAGTACATGCTCCTCAGCACCCGCGATCGGTTTGATGGGCAGAAGGACCCTGACGGGCGATCGTGGACGCCTTTAAGCCCGAACTATACCAGACGTAAGGCGAAGAGTCCCAAGGCGCTGAAGGGCATCCTCACGTACTCGGGGATACTGCGGGATACGATCGCTTACCGGGTGGATGCGGTGTCGGTGACGGTGGGCAGTAACCGAATCTATGCGCCGATTCAGCAGCGCGGTGGGAAGACGGGGCGCGGTGGGACGATTCCGCCTCGGCCTTTTTTGGGGGTGAGCGCAGCCGATCGGGTGGAGATTGCGGCGATCGTGGCGGATTGGCTTAGTTGATGGTGGTGACGGCTTCGAGAATGACGGCGGTGGCTGGGATTTTGGCGGCTTCGACCGTTTGATTGGTGGTGATCCGATCGAGTCCGGTTAGGCTAATGGTGATGAGTCCTGGTCCCGATTTTAGATTGTTGATTTGAGTGGTTGTGCTAGTGATACGGGTGAAGACGCGATCGGTATACATGCCAAGCGGTAGCTGTTGAGTCGGGATTGTTATTGTCCCTAGATAATCATTTCTGAGATACGGATAAAATTGTGTTGAGGGTATGGCCTGCGTGACTAGTTCAAAATATCCAGAAGCGTCCCCAGTCATCAAATTTCTTTCGTCGTATCTCAATATCACTGAGGTGCGATCGATCGCCCTAGCAGTCCACAATTTTTCAAAGGCTTCACCTTGATTATCAAAACCAACATCGGCAAAGGCGTTGGTCCTGGAAAGAATGGTACTGCCTGGAAAAAAGGCCCAGGGGAGATTGACTGAATAACTGTATGGGTCGAATGGTGGAATAGTGAATGCCGATCGTGCAAAGGCCCACTGCCCTGCTTTCCAAATATAGGAGTTGCCAGAGCCTTGAAACTGATTGATTGAATTGCGATTGACTAGTGTGTGCGTTCCGAATCCAACGGAGCCACTATCGGGTATGACTAGGAACGTATCTAATTCCCTGCCATCTGGAGTCGCTGGTGACAGGTAAAAGGCTCCGTCTGAATCAAAGCTGCAAATTGATTCGCCCGAGGCCCCAAATGCGACATGTCGCCTAGTGACGATCCAGCCTGAGCTATCGGCCCAGAATGATAAATAGTAGGGACTAGAACTGGTATTAGGGGGGATTAGGACCTCTTGTGGTTCATCCTGATGCCCGCCAACCCAGAGTTTACCCTGGTCGCTAAAGAGAATATGAATGGGTCC